TACTTCTGCTAGTTCAGGCATACTGTATCCTTTCTTATATGGGGCCAGCCGTAGCTGGGTAGCCTTATCGTTGTTATTTACTTATGGTCTTGAAACTAAACCGCCTTTATTAAAGTACGCTCCTATAGATTCTGACGCTTCTTGTTCTGCTGACTTACCTGTATCACCTGTAGATGTACCACCAAACTCTCCACCTGATACATCACCTCCTGAATAGGTATCTGCTGCTTGTTGCCCTGTGCTTTGACCAGAACCAGAGCTAGAACCAGAGCTAGAACCAGAGCTAGAACCAGAGCTAGAACCAGAGCTAGAACCAGAGCTAGAACCAGAGCTAGAACCAGAGCCAGAACCAGAGCCAGAACCAGAGGATCTAGTTGAGGTAGAGCCAGAGGATCTAGTTGAGGTAGAGCCTAAAGAAGAACCAGTAAAAGTTTCTCCTGTAGGATCATCAGGATCGTAATAACTGTATCCTTGAGTTTCTTCTGTCATACGTGTTTGCGTTTCACCTCGTCCAACAGTAGCCTGATTTACGTGGTAATCCTTTCCGCTTATTTTAGATTCAACCATTTTAGCAGAGTGTAAGGCTATAGTTCGTGCCTTTCGTCCTTCATCAGTTAAAGGTTTTCCACTAGAATCTGTATCTTTGTTGAGGTCTGCTGTAGCCCTACTTATAACGCTTTTTGCTTGTGCTTTTGCTAAGGGGTTAGAAATCAAGTCTAAAGCCCCTATTGGTACACCAAATAAACCCATAATAGCTTTTTCTATAGTACCCGCTTTTTGCGGGTTAAAATCTCTACTTCTAGCATCAGCTGAATAACTATTAAAATCATCGTCACCCCATGTTGAAACAGCTTTTTGATTGTAGCCCCTGTCTGCCTCGTCCATAGGATCTCTTCCTTTATCAGACTCAACAGCTTTTTCTTTTTCTTCTTTAGCAATCTCTTGTTCTTCTGCAGGGGTTTCACCCATCTCACGGAAACCAGCAGGTATCCTACTTAAAGGTCTACCATTAAAGAAGAATATAATTATCTTTTGACCTGTTTCATCGTTTATAAATGTTTTACTTTGGTACCCCATAAATACAGAACCAGTACCTCCGTACTGACCGTAACCACCACCTATAGGTTGAGGCACTACCAAATCCCCTTCAGCGTAACCTTTAACACGTCCACCATAAGCAAAACCTTCTGGTTCTACTTCTTCAGTCTCATCATCTTCAATATCGAGTTCATCATCTCTGAAAGGTAACTCTTCACCTTCCTTAATACGTTCAAAACCTTCTTCTGCAGTTTTTTGTAGCTCATCAAAAAAGTCTTCCCCAAAGTATCTAACAGTTTGTGCATTTATAACATACTCCCCTGGACTAACTCTAATCTCAATATCATCACGAACCTCCTCTGGTTTAGCACCTATAGGGGCAGTGTTACCACTTACAGGGTCTACCTGCTCGTTCATAATGAGTTCCATTTCTAGTTGTGCTTCATCACTCACTTTTCCACCCTCTGCAAACGTTTTTTTACCACCAATAGATATTGTTTTATCGCCTTGTATTTTACCTGTAAGACCCCTAAAGCTTGGATGAATTATCCCAAAATCTAAAGTACCACTAGTCCTATCTACAATAGTTTCTAGAGCTTGTTCAGGATTTTCTAAATAACCTATAATACTATTAATATCTGTAGACATTGCTTTCCAGCCAGGGCTTATATTAAAAGCTTCACGAAGTGATTCTGGTGTCGTATTAATGCCTCTGCCTAAAGGTTGCATAGCAGCAAGAGTCTCTCTATCTTCAGGACTTAACATAGATATTGCTTCTGAAGTAAGACCTCCAATAAGACTAGGACCATGTTTTTCAACAAGAGAGTTTATAGTTTTATTGCTAAAGTCTGGATATAAACTACTTAAATTCTTAGCTACGTTATCTTTTATTGATTTAGAAAGTCTAGAGTTGTCTTTGTAGACTATATTACCTGTCAAATAATCAATATATGCTTCTACTTTTTTTGTATCTTCATTCGTAATAGAAATAGAATCTGCTTTTACAGGTGTAACATTATCTGGTCTAGCTCTAGGTCTTACACTAGTAGCAGGTGCAGAACTTTTATTATCATCAGACCTTACAGGCGCAACATTATCTGGTCTAGACCTAGGTCTTGAACTAGTATCAGGTGCAAGACTACTACCGTCTTTTTCTGAATTATTAGATCCAACGGAAGCTTTTGCTGACTCATAAGCTCCACGGGCTTCACGCCCACCTAAACCATAATCACCTAGAGGCATTCATCTCATCCCGTAAATAAGTTAATCTTCGTAGTGCAGTAATCTCACCTTGAGCACGATACACACCTTCCATAGTTGTCTCTTGCTCTAACTTACGTTGTGCTACTGCAATCTTATTATTGATTACCTCTAGAAAGCTATCCCATAGAGGCTTATCGTTTACTAGCTTCTTTATTGTCATGTACCAGTAAACCCTTGCTCACCTGGAGTAGGTACTGTACCTGTACCTATGTTACCACCCCCAGCGCCTGTAGTGTCAGCTACGCCAACTCCTGCTTGCTCTGGTGCTGCTCCTGGTGAAGGAGGTGGAGGTGGACCTTGTACTGCACCTGCTGGGGGTTCAGGTGGTGTAGTAAACTTCTTGAGGATCTCAGCTTGGATAGCTGCGTCACCCAAAGAGTTAGTCACCTTATCAGGATCAAGGTCCATGCTCTTAGCAATCTCACGTATGATATAGTCACTCTTAACAAACGGCATAAGCGCTGGGTTAGAAGCTACACCCATGAACTGCATCAAACGTTGTGAACGTACTTCGTTAGCCATCAAGCTTTCTGTACCTGATGCCTTAACTTCTAGATCACCTTTTATCTCTTTGTCGAAGTCAAACTGCATATTAAACGCAAAGAACGCTTTACCAAGAGGACCAATAAGATAGTCATCTACGTTCTTTACAACATTTCGTATAGAGCCGTTAGCTGCAGACATAAGCATACTAATCCCAGAAGCAGTCCTTCCCACTCCTGAAACACCTGTCTGCCCGTGTGCAAACGATGGGAAACCTGTACTCTCATCAGCCAAAACCCTCGCTTTATCAAATAGTTGCATATTCTCGTTGGCTACATTAGGGAACTTAGTACCGAAGATACCTTGCCCCGGAGCACCACCTTGGCGTCTGAATATCTTTCCGGGGTACACAGATAAGTCTTGACCTGGTACTAGGTTAGTCTCATCTACTTCAATGATAAGATTACCTGACAGTGCAGCGTTGTCAATAGCCATACGCATGAAGCCATTCATCAAAGTCTGCGTATCGTCCATGTTCTCTGCAATACCTACCCCGAAGAAGCTGTACGGGTTAAGCTCGTAAGGCACAGCGTAGTAAGGAATACGTGTAGGCTTAAATGGGTTTAGCACTAAACGTAGAACTTCGTTGTTACAAGTCCAAACGTTTACGTTTACTTGTTCTGCGTTTTTAAGTTCACGAGGAATGCGTACACCGTTATCTTCTAGAACATCCGTATCAACGTAGCCCCAAAACTCTAGGACTTCATAACGTTCAGGAGAGCCTGACTGTTGATAGTCATCCGCCATGTCGTGTTCCCAATACTTCTTATCGTAGGACTCACCTGTCTGAATAGCTTTATCAATAGACTCTTTCCTGAAGAAAGGACGTGACTTTAAGCCACGCATCTGAGAACGTGTCATACGGTGACGCTCAATGACGTACTCTGCTTCATCCATATTGTACGCATCAGGGTCAGGATAGAAGTTCCACACGGACACATGGCTTGTAGATGGTACGGTCTTGATCGTAGGATCGTAGTCACCATCTTCGTTCCAGTTAGGGTACTCTTTGTCAATAGCAAACGGACCCTTCATAATACCCGTGCCAAACAACGCCATCTCAAAAGAAGTAAGGCGAAGCTGTTTATTAGCTCCGCTCTCTTCCAACTGATCATGTATTTTCTTTTCCATCTTCTTAGCTGCTACCATAGCAGGATGGAAAGTAACTGTATCTTGTGTAGTGCCTGGACCTTCAATAACCTTATCGCTTACAGCCTCAAGTTTTTTCTGTAGTGGACCCATACGTTTCATACGGTCATACATTGTCTCGCCAGGCTTTAGTTTCTCATCAGGGTCAAACAAGAACTTAATTTTAGGTTCTTCTTCAAAAGCCCCACGTAAAGGGTCCATAGCTTGTTCTGTCTGTGGGTTCATGCTGATGTGCATAGACTCAGCTACACCCTCAGGTAAAGTTGTAGGATTTACTGTAAGTGGAAACCGTGAGCTACCAAAGAGTACATCTACGATTTGACCGTAAGCCGCCAACGTCTTAGTCTTAGTAACCTTGACAAAAACCCTAGATTTCTCAGTCTCAGTAAACTGTACATCACTTCCATATATACCCCTGTAGTTACGGTAAGCACGAAGCCACCTGTTTTCATCTGCGTATCTTGCATCTTCTGCACGATTGAAGCGTGACTCTACGTAAGACACTACGCTAGGCACATCCAAGTCATCCCCGTCTTGAATAACAGCTACATCATCTGTTTCAAACAGTTCGCCTTGTTCGTTTACAATATCTTCTTCTGCCATTTAACTAATATCCAAAGGTTGAGTCTGCAGCTTGAAAACCTGCATTGTGTGTTCTAGGATTAAAATCCCATAAAGAACTTCTAGGTCTTGTCATTATACCGTATCTAATAGCATCATACAAGTGATCTTCAGCATTGGTATCTACATCTTCTGGATTTCTTTTATCCAAAGGTATACCAGGTATTTGAGCTACACAGTTAGTACAAGTTGAAAAGAACACTAGCCTTGGCTCCTCAGTGTACTCATCAACTTGCAAGCGGCGGTGAAGCTCGTTTTTACCTGCCACCCTTGAGCCTCTTGAACGATCTGAAGGCCTCCACCTACATCCCTTTGCGTTCATTTGCTCTGCCAAGGAAGGGCCAGTGTCACCTCTCTTGTGCCACAGGGAGCTATCCAACACGCCGTACCTTATGCTACCGTCATCAGCTTCAGCGTCAAGTACCATGTCAGCTAAGTCAGTAGCTGTAACCTTAGAGCAATACAACTCTCTATAAACTACAAGCTGCTCTGTTGGTGTAACTGCAAACCAAACAACACCTGTAAAGCTACCGTAACCGTAGTCGCAAGCCCTGAACTTAGTCCAACTCTTAGGTATCTGGTAAGGTTCTACTACGTGTACCTGTCTGTTAAACTCAGGGAACGCTGCTCCCTCATTTACATCCCAATTACCTTCTAGTAGTTGCTTACGTTGATGCTCTGGTAGTGACAAAAGCATAGCTTCGTAGTCACCACTTTCAGCTAAGTACGGATTATCGAAGAGGCTGGCGGGTATAAACCTTCGCTTGAACAGGGGTTGACCAGCTTTACTATGACCTGTTGGGAAGCGTAATACCTCACCAGACTCTATGTCCGTTGCCCAGAAAGCCGTATTAGGTGGCGCTGGGTCAATGAACATCTTCTTAACCCAAGCATGTCCAATCCCACCTGGGTTTGTAGTAGCTCGCATGTACAAACCTAAGTCTTTGTTTGCACTACGTAGACGTGACCTCATGTAATCCCAAGCGAAACTGGAAGACCACTGAGTGAGTTCGTCAAATGCTACGTAGTTAAACGCCTGACCTTGGTAGCGCATAACGTCTGTGTCTCTATCCAAGTACGACATCCAGAGTGTGCCGCCTCTTGGTGTAGTCCATTGCGACTTACGCTCAGACCACTTTATTCCCGGTATAGCTTTAGGGTACAACTCTTGGCTTTTCTGTATGAGTTCCCTAAGTTCTTCTGTTGTGTGTCGAACAAGTAGACCACTGAAGTCTGGATTGTTCATGTTACGTAATGGATCAGCTAGTGTTGCATATGACTTACCACCACCTGCTGCTCCACCATATAAAACCTCACGTTCACTTGAGGCTAGGTATTGCGTCTGTGGACCAGGGTTAGGCCTAAAGACAATGTTCTGTACTTCTTCAACGTCATACTCAGGAGGTTTGACTGTGGCTGGCTTTGCAGCTTTCGTCGGTGTCGTCGTCTTCGTCGTAGGTGTAGGTTCCTGTGTAGTTTTTTTCGAGCGCTTCGATCTGTTGTAACGTCTTCTGGAGCCTTCTGGCGTACTCACGTTTAATTGAAGTAAGGTGCTTTCTTTTTCTTTCGACATCTATACGTTTTCTCAAGCCATCGTGAGTTATCTCTCTGCCTGACTGTGTAGTCAACCAAGCTGCAACTTGGCGTAAGCTATACTGCTTCAGGTGTTTCTTAGCTAACTCTAAAAGCTCTAACTCCTTTGGTATGGGGTTTAACCACTCGTCATCTTCAGGGTCTATCTCGTAACCAAACGGAACGTATCTACTTATTCTTGGGATGCGTAACCATACCTTTACCTTGTACGGTAATTTAGGCAGCATCCAGTATTCGTTCTGAAGAGGTCTTTCTTTACGAATCCTCAGCATCATCAGCGTTCTTAGGTGGCAGTATGAACAAACCACCCGTTGATTCTACTGCTACCCTCTCCGTTTTAACTACACCTGCACGATCAAGTATCTGACCTGCAGCTAACATCTTTTCTTTAACACCTAGCTGGGTAGGATCGTCCAGAGCACTGGCATATGCAATTGCAGCCTTAGGACCAATCCTTGACATGTACGACTTAGTTGCCTCAAATATTTCATCTTTTAAAGCCTCCACTATTGTAGTCGTAGGTGAGTTATCACTATACCCAGCTAAACGTTTAGCGACAACTACATCACCACCAGCCTCTTCAAAGAGCACTGCCATGAAAGCCTGTTGTTTTTCTGTAAGTTGTCTTTTACTCATTTTACTTTCCGTTTCGTCATGTCCGTCTTGCAGGAGTGTAATATAAACGTGCAGATAGTGTAACATCAAAAGAAGCAGAACCACTATGTTTAAATACTAATACTTTATCACCTTCATGTAAAAACAAAGGACCACTTGAAATGTAATGTTCGTGAGAGTTTCCAGGTATAGATTCGTTTCCTACAAAAAACTGAAAAGTGCTGTCATCTGCATGAAATATTTGTATTCCTATGTTAGCAGTAGATGAACTTTCATTAGCTACCATAAGTAAAACTATTTCAGCTTCATGGCTGGCAGGACACGTAAATAAAGTGTTAGCATTGTTAGGACTGCCAGAGGTACTAGCAGACGTAGCTGTTACGTCTAAAAACTCAGATGCAGTCCTAAAGTTAATACCAGCCATGTTTGCTACTTTTTCTTTTTACCTTGGGCAGGTGGAACAGATGCACCACAGTTAGCGTAAGTTTTACCACCCTTAGCGTAACCTTTCTTCTTCATCATACCGCCTTTAGCCATACCCATGCCAGCAGTCATACCTCTAGCTGACATCATACCTTGGGGCGCACGGTTAGCTGATGGAGCGTAACGACTTTGCTCAGCTTCCATAGGTGTTGTAGGCCCACCCATAGCGTAACCTTTTTTCATTTTCATCTTTGTTCCTTTTTTCTTAGCTGCAGCTTTAGCCATAGCTATTCCCTTAGGTGTATAAGGGTACTCCTTCTTACCTACCATAGGCATGTAATATTCCTCCTTATGCTACTACAAAGTCTACTATCTGTCCTTGCAGTATTTTGTTTTGGTTATTGGGGTGGTACGCATAAATACTTTCGTACCTAAATGCATCTGCTTTTCTATCTACAGACTTATGTGTTTCTTCTATTATTCTTTTCTTTTCAGTAGGCGCTGGGTTGACTTTATCGAAAGGCATGAAGGGTAAAGGCAAGTAGCCTAACAATCCTAAGTCCACGTTCATTATGCAGAAGTTCCTGTCGTAACTTTAAAACAATAAGGTACAGCGTACAAGTTTCTAGAAGCTAGATCTTTCTGTACTGCAGATACTTCCTCATTACACGCAGACTCTTCATAGAATACTTTTTGTGTGTTTGCATAAACAATACACGAAACTGCTGCAGGGTTAGCACA